TAGCTCCAGTGTGTCCAGTGTGTCCAGTATGACCCGTAGAACCTGTATGACCCGTAGCTCCAGTTTGGCCAGTGCCAGTTAATCCTGTTGGTCCGGTAGGTCCAGTGTGTCCAGTTGAACCCGTATGACCAGTTGATCCAGTGTGTCCAGTAGCTCCAGTGTGTCCAGTGTGTCCAGTAGGGCCTGTGTGTCCAGTGGAGCCTGTTTTACCAGTATCTCCAGTTTCTCCCCGTGGTCCTACTGGTCCTATATGTCCCGTAAAACCTCTTGGACCAGTTGCTCCAGCAGGTCCAGTTGGCCCTACATCCCCCAAGTTGACTATCCTTAAATAGCCAGCACCGTCCATATTATTATGGTTTTTGCAATAGTAGTAAAGTCTATCGGGCGCGTTAAAAGGTATTCTAAACAAACCCGAGCCGTCTGAACCAGCGGTACCAAAAGACTGCCAACCAATAGAATACTGAACTCCACCTTCATGCGTACCTCCATCAGTTGAAGATAAAGCAAAATCATGAGTTAAATTGGAACTTGAACTTTGATCAAATATATAACTAAATCCCCTGACGCCAGTAATAATTCCAGTTTGATTACCATCTAAATAATATTTATTTCCTACTCCAGCGTTTGCTACTGTAATTTCAAAAGTGTGATACGGGCCTACGGGACCATCAATTCCAGTGCTACCTGTTGGCCCAGTGGGTCCAGTGCTGCCCGTTGGCCCTTGATTACCCCTGTCTCCCTTTGCTCCTGGTAAACTAGTCGCATTAGCCATTACACCAGTAGCAACTACAGCAGTTGCACTAGCTTGCCCTTGTACGATTACCTTAACCCCAGAAACAGACATAATTTATAAATATTTTCCTGACTTAGTAAATTCAGAATTAGCTAATCTAGTCACCTCTGGAATAACATTTATATAACCCTTGATCACTTTTTCGTGATAGGTTCCAGAGTAAATTTCTACATCGTAAACGCCTTGAGTAATGGGTACTCCAGTGGTAGAATTGGCCGCTAGATATAAATCTATATATCCACTAGCGTACAAAGAACCAGCGTCACCAGAAACAACAGTTGGATTGAGGTTCGCTAAAGACCCAGAACTTGAGTATCTGAATTTAGCGTAGCCGCTTGTAGAATAGCCACTTAAATTATAAGCACTTCCAGTGCTATCCTTTACAGCTAAACGAACCGAAAAATCCGAACCCCTAACAACATTTAAATCATAACTCGTAGCCATAATACATTTAATATTACACCACAAATTATAAATTTTATAACATTATTGACCTTCTTTTAGAATTTTTAATGCTTTAGGAGAAGCTTTTTTGTTACTAGTTGACTTTACTTCTGGCGATTTGTATTGACTAACAAATCTTTTAAATTCAGCGATTAGTTTTTTAGTTAATTGAATTCTACTTCCGCGAGGAACCAAGCCTATTTTTGAGGCGTGAGCCTGAATGTCAGACAGTGTCATTTCATCCAACGTTTGGGTATATTCATTTAATTTTGTGGTGTTGTATTTCCACAATCCAGTATCGCCCCAAACTTGGTCTAAAGTAGTGGGTTTAGATTCGCCGCCGTTAGATTCTTCTTTGCCGTGTGTTTGGTCTAAAGATGATAATTTGGGCTTTATTGACGATTTCGATTGTTTTTTTGTCTTTTTAGATGGCATAATCCTTTATCCTTTGTTATATATTATACACGTTTTATGAAAAAAGTCAAATAAAAAACCCCGCCCGAAGGCGGGGTCTGATTAATTTTAATTGATCTGATGTTAGATTTCGAGACCAACGATGGCACGATTGTCGATGCAAACGCGACCCTCTTCCAAGAATCCGTAGAAACCGATCTTGTCAGAACGTGCGCTCCACTGATCATCAGCAAGAGCTTGGAACTGTCCGCCTGTTTCAGACTGAATCGCCACAGGACGAATAAGAGCACCACGGCTATTGTCGATACCAACAACCAACTCACCCTTACCAGAAGCGAAGCTCGCTCCGAGTGATGTGTAGAGTGTGTTGTACTTCTTGCTTGCGCCGAACTCATTCATTTCGTTGATGTTAACACCGTAGATCGATGCAGCACCAGCGTTATTGAACACGTCGCTACGCACACTGTCAGGAAGGGCAATCGAAGTCGAAGTGTCGGAACCTCCACCAACTTTACCGTTGCGGGTATTCATTGGCTGGTAAGCAAATCCGCGAACTTGCTCAACCATTTCAGGACTCATGTACAAGTCAGTAAGACCATGAGAAGCATCGGTTGTACCGTTAGCGAAAGACTCATTGAGTCTGCTCATTTTAGTCATTAACTTGTTGAGGTCGTCCAACTGGAAGACATCGTCAGCAGCAGACTCGACAACGTGAGTTGTGGAATCCACAAGAGCCTTGATGATAACGGCCCAAGCATTGCGCTCTTGCTTCACAAGAACTTCCTGCGCCATTCTTTCAATACCCTTGCTGATCACGTCTAAACGTGCTCTGCGAGCATACTTGCGATTCATGTTGATTGCGCTGTCCAAACGGTAGGTAGCAATCTTCAATTCATTCATGCCCTCAACGTGGCTAGAAGGAAGACCACCAGCCATGCCTTGCATCCAAACGGACACATGGTTGTCGGAGTCGCTGTAATATAGGTCAAGTGGGAAGCTTGGGCTGTCATCCTCGTCATAAGGTGCGTCTGTATAGACGGACGAAGCTGTGCCAGCTTGGGAAAGAACCTCACGAACCACTGGTCCGAGGAAGGCTGCGAAAGCTTCTTGAGCTTCTCTTGCAGCAACCTGATTCTTAGAACCCATAGCTTTTACAAGCTCAACTTGCTCTGGAGTGTTTTTTAACTTTAATTTCATCTTTATAATTCTCCTTTATTAAGTTGTAGGTTACAGATTAATTCTCACTAAAACGTGATTGTTGTCATCTTTAGCTCCAAGAGCAACGCCAACTGCGTCACCGCCACCATTACTGGTAGTAAGTTCGCCGTTTGCGTCGGAGTAAAGAACAGCACCAGCAGCAGGATCGTCTGTAGTAAGTTGAGAACCACTGTATAAAACAATGCCTCTAGTTAACACAGGAACGGCTTGACCGCTGAGAGCAATTTCCATCTCCGCAGCTTTGCGAGGATTAAAGAGAAGTTTCTCTCCGTTTTCATCAGTTTCTTTAACGTCGTGAAGAAGCATACCCAAAACGTCGGTATCGTTAGCGTCGGCCAAACCGACTCTAGCCACTACTCCGTAACGCTCGGAAACTGTGTTGGTGAAATTGTTACCAGCATCGCCAAGTAAAGAAATCTCATCGGTGTTTTTCCAACCCGTTGTGATCTTTACCATGTGACCTTTGGTAACAGGTAATGTAGCAGAGCTTTGCAACCCAAATAAATTGATTACATCATGCTCGTCATAATCTCTGAATGGTAATAATGTTGTTGCCATAATTTATTTCTTTCTGATTAATTATTATAGTTTAATGTCAAAATTATCGATGCTGAAGGCATCTTTATATTTATCTTGAACAGTAGGCTCTTCAGCAGGGGCAGTAACAGGAATACCAGCTTCAACTTGTTCAGCTTGGTCAATAGCTTCCTCGATCACTTCCTCTTCAGAGGCTGTTTCCTCTTGCACTTCGGCAGCGGCTTCCTCTGTAACTTCTTCGGCTTTCACCTCTTCAGATGCCACAGTCTCTTCCACAACTTCAGTCGTTTCGGCTACCACCTCTTCCGAAGCAGCGGCCTCTTTCTCTGCAATAGCTTCTTTGCTTTTGTCTTTCAAAAAGACTTCAAGCTTGGTTGCATATGCAGAAAAATCTTCCTCACCCATATCCTTGATTTCAGAAGCAATCAATTCACGTTCAGCATCGCTGAGAACATATTGATCATCCAAAGTGGACATACGCTCGTTAAATGTTTCAATTCTATCCCTCTCAATTTTCTCAGCTTCTAACTGTTCAAGATTTGCCTTGAGCTTGTCAAGTTCCTCTTTAACAGCGTTGTGCTCAGTCTGTAAAGCTTCGTTCTTTTCAGATTCGGCCTTCACGGCATCTTCGAGGGCCACTTTTTCAGCGGCGAACTCTTCGGAAGCCTTCTCTAGCTCGCTTTGAATGAACTCAGTAACAGACGAAGCAGAAACCTCTTTGAGAGTTTCCTCGTTAATGTCGTTAATGCTTTTAATTTCCATAACACTATCCTTATTTTCAATTACATCAGTTTCCTGAACATGTGAACTATTTTTTTCAAAAACTCGGTTTTCAGTAATAATACCTTCTTCTTGAGCTTTTTCTATTTTTTCTTCTTTTTCTTCAAAAAGATTTTCTTTATCTTTATTGGAAGATTCTGTGGCGACTCCAACCACATCTGCGGCTGGGTTTTCAGTAAGACCAATCCCCAAAGGAACTACGTTTCCTACTGTTTTTCTGTATATTTTCTTATCTTTGTATTCTCCCGTGCCGCCTAAAGACCTTAAATTAGCTTTGGCTTCGCCTATTTCCTCTTCGTCCGTTAGGATTTCGGCGTCTTCTATGTTTTTCTTTCCATCTGGCAAAAGAACCAGTTGATAGTCATCAAAGCCTAACTCCCAGCTTGCTGATATTTTTTGATAAAATGGACTAGTTGGATCACTAGCTTCCTCGATCATGTCGGTAAGCGAGTTATTCACAACCCTCCATAACACGCCCCCCAAGGTGACGTTGAAAGGGCCATCTATGTTTTTGATATCACTAGCAGCTAAAGATTTATCAGTTCCGAATTCGCTGAATCCAACATTCAAAATAGTACCGATAACCTTGTGGCGATCATGCTCAATATTGATTGGTTTGTTTATAAAATTTTCAGCGATCAAAACGGCAGTCTCGCCATCCAGAACGTCGTCATTTTTATTAACTCTATTAGCAACAAAAGCATTAAAAGCAATCGGCAGTAAGTCAATATTCTTTTCGGTGTCTATGTCTGGTATAAAATCAGCCACATCCATCAAACTAGCCATAGCTAGATATTGATCTTTTTCTTCAGATACCAAAGGCTTAATCTTTGAACTAAAAATTGTTGTATTCTTGAATTCTTTCATGATTTATTCCTATATAAATTATACGCTTACTATATGATATACCAGCGTGACAAAATCAGCGTTTGAATAAACATCACTGTTTTCAGGAACGCTAATTGGTGAGGTGAAGTTACAAACAGAGTTTTCACCCAAATAAGCTATAACGGTTCCGCCGCCGCCAGAAGCCGTTGAGATAATGGTGTCACCTCTTGTTATAATGTCTGTTATTAATATTTTCTTGCCTGATCCTGGCGCCGCAACCAATAGACCTGTTCCGCTTTCGTTTGCGATTGAGCGGCCCTCGACAGGTAAGCTATAAATTCTTCCTAATCCCATTTTTAATCTCCTTAATAATTGTTAATTTTTAGTGGTTTGTAATCTTCCAGATATAATTCGCTTATATCAGAAAATTTATAATTTAATTTGTTTTCTTCTATTTCTAACTTAGCTAAACTAAAATCTTTTGTAGAAGGCACCCAATCAGAAGAAATGTCATATTCCCTCTTTTGAATCACTTTAGCTTCAAAAACGAAACCGCCTAAAGAAGTTTGTTCATAATTAGTTACTACTTTTGGTTGTTCGCCCTTTTTTACGCCGAGGTAAGTATTAACACGAGCTAATGCCCAGTGTGTTCGAGTATACCCTGCGTAATTGTAAGAGGCGGCTGCGTTTATAAAAACATCTTTTAATTCTGTTAAAGAGACTTTACAACTAGAGTTTTCTTTGTTGTGTCGTCTCATTTTATTTTTAAATAAAGAAACTAATGCCCCTGAAAAGGCAATAGCACAATCTTCGTTATATTCTGAGTCTTTGGGCATACTCTACAATAATATACACTTTAAAAACTACTTTTTACAAAAAAAACCCGCACTGTAGTAGTGCGGGGTGGATTTACTGAATGTTATTTAATTTATTCTTCAGTTCCCTTCAACGTGGGGAAGGGTACGTCAACATTAACAAGAGGTGCTGTTACTGATACTCCAGACTTTCCAGCCGAGGCATCTAGAACCGACTCCTTGTTAGCTGCTCCACCCAAAGTTACGGATGGAAGTTTTTGAGAAAAAGCGCATCCAACCGAAAAAACGGCGATAAACGCACTAATTATAACTAGTTTAACCATGTTTCTTTTCATAGTACAAGTATATACTAGCATGGTTTTGGATGTTAGTCAACTTTTTTTTGCAGAAGAAAGATTTTATGTATTTTTGTTTTGTCTCCAAAATATTTAGTTATATTTATATCCGCAGGAAAGCACAGCCAATGTAATTCTCCCTTGTGATATCTTCCAGAGATCAGTACAATGGCTACATCTATTTTTTTATCTAAATCTTTTAGCTCGCTGACTTCTAATATATTAAAATTATATTTTTCAGCCACTTGCTTTATTTCGCTAGGTAATGACATCCATACGGTTCTATGATGTATTAGTGAAGCCGACAAGGTTCTTATAACGTTGCCTGTATCTTGGATGTCTCTAGATATTTGTTTTTGCGATAAATGTAAATCCAAGACTTCAAACGCTTTGTGTAAAGCTTTTGGGCCACAAGAGCTATAGTGCCTTACGTAGTAACCTTCTGCGTCTTTTTCAACCCACTCTGGATTTAAAATAGAGCAGCTTATGTTAATAAGACAAAATGAGACTAGCAAACAAAGTAATAAAGCTTTATTTGGCATAATAGATTTTCGTTAACAGGGTTAAAAAGTAAATAAAAGAAAACAGACACAAACCGCCAAAACTGCCCAAGGAACAGGCTACTAAAAATTTAGAGAAACTAAAAGTCTCTTTCGCCTTTCGCGGCTCTTTTTGTTTTTGTGGTTTTACTTCAGGATGAAGCAGCCACCAATCATTTCCCTTTTTCAAGGCCCATGTTGTGTCAGGCTCCTTCCCCCACCACTTTGCCGTTTCTTTGTTTAGTATCTTTATTTGTTTCATGATTTATATAGTTACCCTCAAGAACAGCCCTCTTAAGCTTCTCAAGTTCGTTTATGTATTCTTGTTGTTGTTTGATTAGCGCGTCTTGTCTGCTATTAATAACTTTCATATTTAAATTTTCAAGCATTAATAAATCATTATCTTTAATTAACATTAAAGACTTAGTGTTTGCGGTCAAGTTTTGAATTACAATAACGAGAAATGCAATAATGCAAGTTATTACAAATACAAAAATTTCGTTTTTGAATTTACATAAAAGGTTTGAAAATGAGTTCTTTAAACCTTTGAGTTGGAGTAGTTTTTTTCTCATTTTCCTCTTTGTCCTTATTATCAATTACACTCAAAATAGAAAATATAGTAAAAAACACCATAGCTACTACAAAAAACGCTATAGCAATTCCGTCTCGTGTTTTAGCTAAACCTCCCCGAATCGAGGCTTTATTAGCGTAAAAAAGCGATTTTGGGGGCGGATTACTCACTTTTAATTTATGTTTATCTTTTGCTTTCATAATTAGTTTTCCTTTATGAAGTTGCGTAAATATATTATACACTATTAAAAAGCAAAAAAGCCCACGGATTTCTCCGTGAGCTTAGTTGGCCGAAGGTAAATGTGGAAGACTATTCCTGCGGAATACCCCCAGCATACCACCCTTCAGGTAATCTTACCTTATTCTTAGATAGTATCCATTCGCCATCTTTTAAGACGTATACTTTACCTTCGACGTTTGGTCCGATGCGGACCAAGTTCGACTGTGTGTCTACAAATACGACCCTCGTAGAGCCGCAGCCCAAAAGAAAGATTGAACCAATTAGAAGTAAAGCTTTCATTTCTTATTAACTTTATTTTCCTGTTCTTGTATTCTCTGCTTCCATCTATCTTTTAAAGATTGTGGTGTTTTATCTGCATCGCTTGCTTTGGTATCTTTTTTTACCTCCGCAGTAAGCCAATCTAAGATTGCCTTAAACAATGCAGTTAACCAAGTCATAAAAGATTAACCTTGTTTCTTAGCCAAGCCTCTGGAAATGGTATAACCCAAACCCGCTGCGGCAGAGCAAATGAAACCAAAGATTTTATCAGCATTAGTGCTGCCCTCTGGGTCTACCACACCAGCACCCCAAGCTAAAGAAGCCAAAGTAACGCAAACTGTGATCCAGAACTCAGTGGTTTTCCAACCTGGTTTAACATCATTATTTTTAGTAGCCATATTTTATTCCTTTCTATATACTTAAAAGTAGACGACAATATTTCTAAAAAATATTTAATTAATTAACTTATTGTAGTTCTCCTAATTTCTTCAATTCTCCTATTTTTTCTTCTGGCTTGCCCAACCCGCCAATTAACGTATATACCGTCAGTGTAGGTTTGTCGCCACTATAAATACCTCTATGAACAACGCTGTGCGGGCCTAAGATTCTCGTAAATTGATCAAAAGCTCTATCTAAGTTTTCTTGAGGTACATTATCTAAAACTTCTTTTCCTCCGATCATAACAACGCCAGCAGAATTGCCCGTGCTTAAATCAACACCGCCAGAAAGAATATTATTTCTTAGATTGTCTCTAACTGTTTTAGTTATGTCGGAAGCGTTTTGCCAATCTGGAACAGGAGAAGCACCAAAAACTATCAAGCCTGAATCCAATAACTGCTTGTAATCATTAGAATCGAAAGAAGAATAGCTGCTATCTTTTGATGCTGTTAAATTAAATAAATGAAATAATCCTGCCGTGCTAGAATTAGCGGTTCTCCAGAAAGAGTTGACAGCTAAACCAGGATAAAGCTGATGAACTTTTTCATTATCTAAAATAATTAAAGGAGAAACGGTTCCTTTCTCAACCAAGTCTAATACTTTAACTAAAGTGTTGTGAGCATTCTCATTCACTCTTTTACCCTCCGAGTGTTTGGGTAAAGCCAAAATGCAGCCCACTTTTTTGTTGGTGGCATTTACTATCTGCTGAAGTTCTTCTGCGGCGTGAATCAAGGGTTCACACATTCCAGCACCAGAACCCCCGCCAGCACCAGCGCATACAAAAATTCTATCAATATCATCACCGAAAGAGTCTCTCATGAAGTCTAAGACATCTTCCTTTCTTCCATTGAATAATTTTTCTGCTTTGGCTGGGTCTTTACCAGCACCGCCGTCACCAATGCACAACTTGTTGTCAAGTTTAATTGTATTTAAATCTTGTTGCGCTGTATTAATAGCAGATAATTTTCTGTAGCCCAGATTATAAAAAGCTTCCGCGATTCTTGAGCCGCCTTGCCCAGCACCTATGAAAGCAAATTTAAATGCTACGTCACATTCATCTTTTGCTACTTCTTTTTTCTCTGCCGCAGCAGGAATTGGTATCTCTGGTAAAGAGATATCTATATCCCCACCAAAGTTGTACGATACAACGTCCTCTTCTTTTTTATGATTTTCTTCGCTCATAGTTTAATTTTCCTTTGTGCTTGCATACAAAATAGAAGCTAAATAATAGTCTACTTGATGCTCTGCCGCTAGTTTATTTATTTCTTTTGTTCTGGCGGCGTTTGTGTCGATTGGGCTATCTACATATTGTTTGATTTTATTAATCCAATCTTCAGATTGCTCATTAGCAATAATAACTTCAGATATACAATTAGCTACTTCTTTTTGCTTGTTTGTTAATCTTTTGATTTTATGCTTTGAGCGTAGCTCTTTTTCAACTTCACTTGTTAATTTTTGAGCTAATATTAAATTATCTTTAACTTTAGTTAAACTAAAGAAACTAGATGCTGGTGATTGGTTATCCGTTGGGGTTCTTGGGTTGTCTTGAGGTATACCATCTGTTCCGTCGGGTCTACCAGGTTGAGGCGCGGGTTGCGAAACCTCTTCGCCTTCATCTTCGTTATCGTCTAGATTTACCTTGCCCCCGACAAGAGGTTGATAAATACCTTTCTCTCTCAACTCTTTGAAAACGTTTTGATTTTCCACGGACTCCTCCAAATCGGGAAGCTTCCCGCTTTCGATTGCTTTTAAACCTTCCTCTGGAGTTAGTACGCCAAGCTCCATTAGTCTATTGTAGACTTTAGCGTAAGATAGCTCGTCTCTAATATCTATATCTTCAAAATAAGGAGTAGGAAAGTTTTTAAATCCTAGCTGACGACAAATTCTTTTAATCTCTGGGAAAAGAAAATCATTAATAAAAGTTTTACGAGCTTGCTTTAATCTCTTTATGAAGATTTTTACTTTTATGCTCGTGTTAGCAAATTTTTCATCTTCTCCAATTAAAATATTGTTGAGGCCCATTCTGATATCTTTGTCGAAGATTTCATATTTTTTGGAGTCCATAAGTTCTCCGATCTTGGGTACAACAAATTCAGCCTGAGTTGTATAATCTGCAATTAAAACTCTACCAACAGACTCGTTAGCGAAAAGCTTTTGCATCGCCTGTAAATTCTTCTGGTTGACCCCTCCTTTTTCTGGCTCGGAACCCATAGTAACCAAAAGGATGGCTTGCTGCATTGTGCGAGCTATAGCCATGTCAATTTTTTTCATTTCCGCTTTGGCGTTTATATCCTCTAAAACAGGATAACCCATAGGAACAGCGAATGGTTCGTAGTCTTGCTTTTTGTAAAAAATAGCCTGAACCTTCTGAGTATCCAAAGGAATCATTACCGAAGAAATCTTTTTAGACTTTAATTGTTTTTTTACTTCCTCTGGTAACGATTCAGCTAATTCTTTTTCTTCTTCGGAGGTCGGGTTTTGTAGCTTTTGTAACTCGTAATCAGTAACTACTTTAGAATAAGTCCCTGAATTAAAAGTTAGTGAACCTGTAAGTCTTACATCCGCAGGATTCAGAATCATGTATTTAGTTGGAATCAATAAAGAGTTGTCTTGACTCAAAGAGCTAAGGCCAGACCCAAATGTTTGTGTGATTTTTCTTAAATCTTCCTTTCTTAAAACAGAATCAAATCTATACACAAACACGTTACCAGAACGATAATACTCACGGAAGAACTTGTCCATGAATTCAATTATGTTTATTTTTCTAAATAACGCCTCAAAGAACTGTCTAGATTTTTTACTGCCTCCCCGTAGATATATATCACTAACAGAGAACTCCGTCATTAAATCGATTGTGTTTCTAAATACTGAAAAATTATAATAAGCTTTTTGACAAAGCGCAACAGCTTCTTCTATGTCTATAGCTTTGGGGCCAGCCTTTTGGTATTTTGATCCTGTGGTGTATTTCCAAGGAACTAAGCCATCTTCGATATTTTTGTATCTATCGCTGCGAGTCATCGTAGAAGCCGCGTTTCTGCGAGTTCTTGTTGATGAGGCTGTAGACGAGTCAGAAAATTCTGCCATCAAGGGAGAAGTATCCTGTGTTTCTAATAGGCTTTTTTCCTCTTCTTTGGCGTTATTTGCAGAATTTTGCTTTTTGCCCGTAGTGGTGTTCTTTTTTACGCTCATTTTCAATTAAATTTACACTATATATTACACAAAATAGCCTTGAAAGTCAAGACAAGAGTAAAATAAGCTAAAAATAAAATAAATTACCAAGAACTAAGTTGGACTCTACCCCATTGATTAACCCCAGTACAAGCGTATAAATAAGTTCCGCTAGTAGCCATTTGTCCGACTACGCCGAGGCTACTGGGGGTAGCTGGAGCTAACCCAGTAAGTATAACATGTTGAAATCTACCCATACCCGTTACATCTATTGGATAGTCTGGAGTCGAATCTCCAACCCCTAAAAACCCGCCCAGAAGCCAACTATTTTCGTGAGACGAAATTTTTGTTTTAGCTGTTCCAGCAGAGTTATGTAGCTTGATTTCTGACCCGTCAGTTTCATGGCTAATAAGAACTTTATTAGAGGTAGCACCTCTAAAACCAGCCCCTCCCGAAACATCTAAAGCATAAGATGGGGTTGTACCCGTAGGCAAATGAAGGCCAACATTACCAACGTTTCCATCAACGGTTATTTGTACGTCTTGGTTTGCTTTTCTAATAACTAAATCGTCATTACTAGGTTCAACATAAATATATCCATCATTAGCCCCAGAGAATATACCAGTTTTTCCAAACTTTAAACTTTTTTCGTGGAGCAAGAAAGTCGAAGAACCCGCATCGTAAACCATGTTTTCTATTGCTCCGGTGGGTCCAGTTTGGCCAGCGGGGCCAGTTGGTCCTGTAACTGTACTATCTGCTCCAGTGGGTCCAGTTGGGCCAGTTACAGAAATGCCAGTATTACCTGTTGGCCCTGTTGGACCAGTTACAGTGCTATCTGCGCCAGTTGGTCCAGTAGGTCCACTTGGACCCGCAACCGTGCTATCTGCTCCAGTGGCTCCGGTAGCTCCGGTTGGGCCAGCCAAGTTGGCATTGCTAATCACGGTATTAACGTAACCAGAAATATCTGGAGTATATATTTGCGATATTCTAAGTCTATTGTCGGCCATTTCTTTAAAAATTACACTTTTATGGTATCATTATTGGATTAAAAGTATCATTTGTTTGATCTTTATCGACTGCCATCACATCATAATACGATTTCAACGCCCAGTTTGCTAACATAAGTGTTGTATAATTATCTTTTCTGGCTCTGTTCGCGCTTGTGGAGCGTTTTAAATGCTGCGGAAGGTCAAATGTCTGTGTTCCTCTTGCAGTGCTTTTAACCTCGACCATAGCGCATTGTTTCTTGGTTTGGTAAATAAGGTCATCTTGAGTTTCTATAAGTTCTAGCATATTTTCTGATCCAGTTAACTTGGTCGGAATATGTCTAGCGGTTTGTCTATTGAACTCGGATGGGTTTGCCACTGTTTTAGAAGCGAACCATATTTTTTGATGATCTATACAAGCCTGTAAATGTTCGTTGGCTTTACGTAACCAATCCGAAATAAAAATCTGCTTAAATACAATTTTACCAGATTCTTTGTTATAGTTTCTTCTGACTTTTATCAATTCTTTTTTGTAAGCTAAACCTTCTTTGTTCGTGTCGAAATCAAAGAAATCTAAATTTAAATTTCCCTTAGTAAACAATTCTGATTCGTTGCAGCTATCAATAAAGCCAAATCCCGCATTATCAATACAAATCATTTCAATGTTAAAGCTTGTCATTAAGTAATAAAGATAATCTATATGTTGCTTTAAATCTCCTCCAGCGACGGCATAACTATGCACCAAGATACCCTGTTTAGTTGCATCGTCCATTTCCAGTAGCGACATAGCAAAATAGTCAGAACTTGGACTATTTGAAAAAGATGGGTCAATCCCCAATATATATTTTTTGCCAGACTCGCCTTTGATTAAGGTTGTGGGTACTTGGCCATCATCTATAGTACAATTATGCATTTTTTTAGCACTAAAATATGAATCACTGCCATCTGTAAATTGAGCGCAATACTCTCTCATGAAAGAGGAATTAGATGTTCCACCTGAAGCAGCCTCATCAATAATTGTTTTATCGACCATCTCTTCTGGTAAAGACTCGTATCCCATTTGAGAAATAAAATAAGAAGAATCTCCAGACTCTTCTGGGCTGTATATTTTGTGAGTCCAATCTTTGTAAGTTTTATATAAATTTTCGAAAGTGTAAGAAGCAGATGATAACGCTACCATTTTAGAGTTATTTTCGAATACCATGCGCTGGTTTTCTTCCATTTTGCCAGCCTTGATTAAACTGTCTTCCATTTCGCGAATTTTTATTCGTTCGGACATGTCTTGAGGAGCCACCAAGAACGGCATCAATACGGTTTTAATAATTTCCTCTGGCAACAAAAGATACTCGTCAAGAACCAAAATGTTTGCGCGAAAACCACGAATCTTTTCACCCGAAAGAGGAACCGCCGTAATCGAGCCTCCATTAATTATCCATTCGTATTGATCGTTTCTTTTTGAGGGTTTCGCGCCAAAAGCTTGACACAAAAGTTCTGCGCCTTTCGAATTTACTATCTTTTCTAAATTATTGAATATAAATCTAGCGGTACGAAAAGTTGGCCCCGCTATGAGAATCTTTGTACCTGGTTCAAATATACACTGCATGAAACAAAATACAGACGCAATAAAAGTTTTACCGCAGCCACGACCCCAAACGCACATTGAGAAATTCCTATTGAGCATTGCTCTTAAAGTTATTTCCTGAAATGGAGCGAGTTTTATACCAGAGATTAACTCTGTAGTAAACGCAAGATTATTTCGCAAAAATTTAGCTAATGTTATTTTCGCTTCTTTATCTTCTAGTTCACCCTCAAGATTGAGAAGTTGACTATTTATTTCTTCCGCTCTGCTTGGCTGATTTGGATTTGCGTACCACATTATAATTTACCTGTATCGTAGGCTAGTTGTAAATCTGTTTTTTTATAGACGCAGTCGCAAGTAAAAATCTTTTCTATTATTCTGGAAGATTCTTTTTTACCATCGACAAATAAAAATTGTATACTTGGATATTTTTGACATAATGATCTAACTCTATGAAAAATAAACTCTGGAGTAGCTCTTACTTTGTTGTATACTAAACCTCCATGACTTTTCCTTTGTTGGTTAAAATGTATAGCTTTTGACAGCTTTTGCTCTACTACAACTATCAAGCTTGCGTCATCTTCTACGGCACGTTGTATTTCGCGCTCGAAACGCTCGTATCCGCCGCTTATAGTACCAAGGAAGTCTCCTACAGCCTTTCTCTCAATAAACGCCTTACACGAAGCCTCAGAGCTACTAAATGCATAGTCTCCATAATCAAGCTTCATTAATTTTACATTTCTCTTAAACTTGAGTGGACGCTGTTCTCTTGTGTCTATTAAAATTTCATATTCTGGCTTTTGCCACTCAGAGTGGCTAATAACTTCTTCTGTGTTACTGTATTTATTTTTAAGCCCTATCTCTTCGCATAGTTTGTAATAATCACCAAATATTTTATTGTAGTATTGAATTGGCGGAAACATCAGAGTTCTTAATTCAACTTGCGAGGGAGAATATATTAAGTCTTTTTTATTTTTTCTTGACTTTAAGATTTCTTTGCAATACTGCTTGGCTTCTTCTGCGGTGGAGTTTTTTAGCCACATTCTAAGATTGGTTCTAGAATTAAAGTCCGACTCGAAATATTGAACTTTGTTTTTAAATTTAATTATCTTGCCATCGTACTTGTCGTATCTAGGGTATTGAGTTTGATAATACTCAGCCATCCTCATCTTGTGTGCTTTTAGATGAGCGTGTAATTTTCGATCATTTTCGAATTCTTTATTGCAAATTGCACATTTAACCATCTAAAGCCTCGTCTTCGCTTAAACCCATTATTCTACATTTAATTTCATCCATAGAAGATAGTCTCTCAACTTCTTCTTTAATTACTTGTTTTCTTAGCTCCGCTAGGTGGATCATTTTCTTTCTTGATTCTTCTTCTTTCCACATTTGGACTAAATTTAAAATACTAGCATTTTCTTTTACTTGCTTACTTAGTCTATCCGATCTTTTTTCTTTTAAGTCTCCTAAAAGTTTCTGTTGTCTATTTACTGATTGATTATATTCTGTTTCTATTTTTCCTATGACTTCGACTAATGACATAGACGCTCTACCGTCGGTGTCTTCTACAGTGTTGTCAAGTAATTGGGTTAGGTGTTCTTTTCGTCTTTGTATGTTTGCTGCTATTACAACCTCGGTAGATAACACTATATATTGATCAACTTCTTCTTGTGTTAAATCTGGTTTGTCGTAAGTATAACGAATAAAGCTAGACTCGAATAAATCTCTATCGTTTTGGTTTTCATAATTATTGATTTGATGCAAAAATCTAAACGTATGCAGATAACCAATTAAAGCTTCTATGCCTTTTTTCTCTACGGCTTTTAGGTTACCTTCTTCTAAGCCCTCGTGAACATATTTGTTTACTCTCTGCGTCATTCTCAGAGCCGTTTTAGGCGGCTTGTACTCTGGAGACTGCGGAACATCTGAGGTTGGATCGCTATAAATAACTTTATTGTCTAGCGTGTTTATATAATCTGCTACAGCCCGAGACTCCTGATTCAAATTTGAAAGAGAATTATCGTTGAAAATTATTCTGGCTATTTCTACGGCAGACATTACGCTTACATTGTTGGATGTATACTCTTTTTGTTCCTCTGTAAGTTCTACTTTATTTTTGGGTTTGTAAACGTGCGCCCCATCAGCAACTATTTGTCGCGAAGCCAAAAACTTTTTAACGGCTCGCCCTTCTTTGGTTCTGCCGTCGTAATTTTCGTTTGGGTATGCTGCTCTTATTAATTCTAAAAGCGCGGGAGGATCGTCAGAGTCGTTCCATGCTTTTAAAATATTTGCCTGTTGTTCTTCTGTTAGTTCTATAGACATTAGATTATATCAATTTCCCCTGTATCTAAATTCTTCTTAACCTTTGCGATTATTATCTTTTGTATATTTTTAATTTGTTTATATCCTGGTGATCGATTTTTTTCTGTGGTTTTGTAGCCCATTTTCTTCGCTGTTTGCTCTTCTGTTAAATTCTCTATATATAGGCACTGATATATTTTCCATTCTAAAGGTTTTAGGACTTCTTGCATTTTACTGTGTATTTTATCTATATTCCTTTGTAAATCTACTTTGTCTTCGCTCATGTTGAAAACCTCTTGAGAGTGGTTCTCTAAAGGTAATGGTATTTTTACATCGTGAGCTACTTTTTTTGTTTTTTCCCAGTTTGCATATAATGGACAGGTGCTATCTTGTTTTCCGTATATCTTACATAAATCTGAACTCTCGGCAGCCGCACACTTTAAACAGGGGCGAGAATAGTTTCCATAGTTATTACGTACTAAATTTTTTATTTGGTTTGATATTATCCTGTTTAACCAAGGAGCCAAAGGTTGACTTTGATCGTATAAATGCCATTTTTTAAATATATGTATTCTTAGAATTTGAGATACATCATCAAAATCCATCCAACTAATCGCCGTAAGATTCCACTTATTCTTACGTTTAGTTATTTCGTGATCTATCTTTTCGATACATTCTTCAAATTCCAGCTTCTTTTTCGACATTCATATTTTTTCCTTATTTCACGCTTTGTTTTAATCAAGCGCGTTTTATGGAGACTTGTCTCTTGGTGCTGGTTGATTTGATGAGTTATTATTTGGATTGTTTAATAGAGAACCTAATGTTTGTCTTTTGTGGGATTGGCCTTCATATAAATCAAACTTTAAGCTATCTATGTTAGGAATTTCAACATATTCGTCTTCATAATCTTCATCATCTAAAACCTCTTCATTTGCGACCGCTTGCTCTTCGATTTTAGCCGAGTTCTCTTGTTTGTCTAAAGAGTTTAAGCTAGAGCCGCAGGAAGAACAAAAATTAGGCTTTTTGCCTACGTATTCGTTTTTGAATCCGCACTGAGGACAAAATATTTTCATAGTCTAAACAATTATAGTTACACGAAAATTGAAATTATAATATTTTTTTTACTAAAAGTCGCGTTTTGCCAGTATTTAGCTGTAATTACATGTAGGGGGTAATACGCAATGTCTAAAAATAAAACAAAATCAAAGAAAAAGCAGAATTTTACCTTTAAAAACACAAAAGGTGTAGAATACGAGGTAATTTTCAGAAAACCCAATAAAAACACCTACGGAGAACATTGTGACGGTATTTGTTACGATCCCAAGGATAAAGACCCAAAAATTCTAATTTCACCTTATTTAAGTAAACAAACAGAACTCAATACAATAATTCATGAAATGGCTCATGCTTTCTTTTGGGACAAATCAGAAAGCGACATTTTCAATTATGCGAATGCTGTGAGCAGAATGTTATACAACCATTGTCACTGGAGAAAACTTGAAGATGAAAAAAACGAAAAAAGTAACTGAATATATAAAACAAATAAAAGAACAATTAAAAGATATGATGTTTGACTCGTTTCACAAATGCAAACATGAAAATCCTGAAATAGCAAACCACAACTTATCTTTAAACAGTCAATGCCATAAAATAAATAAACTTATAGAAAGAATGGAAGCCGAGTACAGAAGAGAAACATATAAATCTGATTCTCCTTATGCTCCAGTTAAAAAAGGCGACCTTTACTAGAGTTTTATTTTTTCAAATTTTTTAATTTTTTGATGAGGAACTTGACTAGTTCGGACCTCATAATGTCGTCTTCCGTGAATTTAAATGTCCTAATACCTTTGTCATAAGACTCTTCGTCAGAAAACAGCTTAAACATATCCTCAAACGCGCAATCTTTTGTTCTTAGATCGGTTTGCATAGGATCGGCTAAAATGAAACATCTACTGTGTTTGCCCATTCTGGTCAAAACAGTAGTAATTTCTTTGGCAGAACTATTTTGAACTTCATCAAAAATAATACATTTATTGTTCCAGTTCATTCCGCGAGCGAAATTAACAGGAAACATAGATATTCTTTCTTCTCGCTCCAATTTATCTACTCTTTGTTCAGATAATAATTCCTCTAATTTATCTAAAAAAGGCAAATTATAAAACTTTAATTTATCTTCAGCAGAACCAGGTAAATAACCTAATCGGGCGTCACTAGATTCAACAGCACTTCTAATATACATCATATCAGAAATAACTTTTTTGTTCAATAGTTGTAATCCACAATAAACACTTAAAAGTGTCTTAGAAGTACCAGCAGGGCCATCAACAAATACAATTCTAGTAGAATCATCTAACGCCAATTTAAAAAACTCTTTTTGTTTTTCTGTCCAAGGTAATTGTTTGATTCTAAGGTTGGTTTTCATAGGATTTGGGTTATCAACAAATCCTGTGTTTGTCATTGAATCTCGAATTTCGTTTTCAAGGTCTAGTGCTTTTAGATCGTCTCTTTGAGAGCGTCTCGAACGCTTAGTCTTTTTGTTCATGATCGTGATGCGAAGTTTGCCTTCACACAGTAATTTACACGTATATAAATATAAAACGCCAAAAATGTTAAGATTATTGAAGCCAACCTGTATAAGATATTCTTTTGTGGGGTATATCAGGGGCTACATGCGATACAAAGTGCGGCAAGCCGCCTCCTTCGGGAATTGTGAATAAAGTTATTTTATTAAAAGATGGAACTATTACTTTTTTTAATGTCGTATAGTCTTTTTCAAGGATATGTAATAAACCACCCCATTCTGCTTTCCATTTTGGAGTTAAATTCAACACAAAACCGACTTTACCTTTATTTAAGTCATGATGTGGGCTTAAAAACTGCCCTGAAGTGAATCTTGAAGCAAACATTTCTTTTGATTTGGTTAATTTTTGATTAATTATAGAACCAACGAAAGATAAATGTTGTTCACTAACTAAAAAACTGCGAAATTCACATTCAAAGCATCTACATGTAGATTTATGAGGCATTGTACGGTCAAACATATAAGTAAAACTACCATTATTGAATATACTATAACATTTTTTTAATTCATACTCTATTTTGTGTTTGTATTTTGGAAATCTTTGTATATTGTTTACTGATTTGTATCCTTTGGCGGCGTTTTGTTTGTAACTAGCGAACCACCAGTTTTCTGGCATCTTTAAAGCGAGCCATTCGTACAATTTATTTGCAAAGTCAGGGTCAAGGTAGTTGTCTATCTCCAAAGATTGATGTACGGCGAATTTAGCGGCCAATTCGGCGGTGTTGTGGTTGGGATTTAACATCTATAATAGATTATATATGAAAAGAACTTTATTTTCAATACCCCTTCGGGGATTTTTTTGTCTTTATGTCTATTAGTATGACAGAAGATAGTAGATTTTATTTAAAGGGGGGGTGATTTATGTGATTGTTTATATATTATGATTTATATATATGTAAGGCCGCCGGATTCCCGCGAATATTGAAGTCAACCCCCCCCCGACGAAAAGAGTGATATAAAATAACATAACTTTTGAAAAAAGGGGGGGCCTCGGTGAGAGACCCCCGTGCAAAGACGATGAAACTCGGTCACTCGTCAAGAATTAACATCAACTCGTCGTAGTTGCGCGGGTTGGTGTCGGCCAAGTATTCAACGCGCTGCGGGTAGTTGCTCCACATCCACACGCTAAAGTCAAACACTCCAGCACAATCAATGCTGTCCCGATTCTCCGCGTATTCGTTTGCGATGATCAACCAGTTGTCCTTGTTCCATGCTGCCCACTCAGGCAGTTCGTTCGGAGTCAGTTCAGTTACGGCATTAGCCATTTTGTTATGTCCTTTCGTTTTGGGTTTATGTTGAAATTATTCTACCAGAGTTCGACGGGAGTTACTTCGGTGAGCTTCTCGCCAAAGGGATTAGTGGTAACTTCAGTCCACTCGATGACATCACCGAGGGTGTTCTTCTTGGCCCAACGCTCCACACGCGTACCGTCTTCATAGTCGGTGTAGCTGTAATAGGGCTTGAGCTTGCGGGTGAGGGAGGGCTTCTTGATGTTCTTATTCATATGATTCTTTTTCCTTCGCTTTGTTAGTAACAAGATCGCACACGTTGGTGCATTTGTCAAGGGGGCAACAGTGCTTTTTTTATGATTCTTTTCGTTGGCCTGTTGCTCGCTCATCTACAAACAGAATACCACAACTCGCAGAAAAGTCAACCCCCTAAATGAAAAAAAAACGAAAAAAAATTTCCGCCCCCGCTTCTTTTTTGCTTGACAGATCGCCAAGGGGGGCAGCCCCCCGAGGGGGGCTTGTCAAGGGTTTTTTTACCAGACGCGCAAGCGGTCAAGTAGTTGGATTAGTAGGAAGCCCACCGCCACAGCGGTCAGGATGTTGTAGTGATATGTTTTCATTTTAGTTTATAAAACTTATGTTGTCCAATAGTTGCGACAGGCTTGCGCCCTTTAGTCCAATAGTTATGCGT